GTTCTAGTCATGTGTTTCATTACATATCCTTCATTTTTTCGGTAATGACTTCTTTTCTAGTCTTAGCTGCTTGCTTGAAGTCTGAAGCACTAGGCGCACCTTTATCTCCAGCTTTCTTCATCTTTTCGCCTGAGCCAGCCTGAATTCTAGCTCTTTTTTTATGGATATTGGCGTAAAGTCCGGGCTTCATTCTGCTTCACGCTTTCCAAGAAAACGACCATATGCTTCTTCAAGGGTTGCTTTACGCTTACCTTTAGCATTGTCTCGTTCTACATTAAGGGCAATAGCTACTGCCTGTTTTTTAGGCTTTCCAGCTTTCATTTCCGCTTTGATGTTTTTGCCTACGGATTGGGCAGAGCCTGACTTGTCTAACGGCATAGTATTCCCCTAGTTTCTGATAGTATAAGTCTAATTCTAAAGGAAAACATGGACTTTAACGAGATTTTTAAAGAGCTTTTTAGTCTTACTAAAGACGGCTCAATTCCTAATACTTCTCCTCTTGCTGAAAAATTACGCAATCTTCCAGCGTTTGCTATCAATACCAAGTTATTTGGTCATGAGTTAGCTGAAAAATATTACGGTTACAAGCGACTACCTGAGAAGCATGATGCGTTTACTCAAGGCTGGAAAGCTAGTATCTATGATGATTTCTTGCAAGAATGGTTTATCTCTACCTGTGAGGAATTAAAGATAGCTCCAGTTCTGCACCGTAAGGTATGGGAGGAGACTTATGTAGTGAATACTTTGCGCTCTAAGCTAAAGCCCGGTATGAAAGGAATTGTCTTTGGAGTTGGTGAGGAGCGTTTGCCTTCCCTGTTTGCTTCTTATGGCTGTGAAATAGTAGCTACTGATTTAAACCCTAATAATGAGGCTTCTCAAGGATGGGCAGCAACGGCCCAGTTAGGCTCTTTAGATAAGATTTACCATGCTGACCTAGTAGATAGGGAGTCATTTGATAAATTAGTGTCTTTTGAATACGCTGACATGAATGATATTAGTGAACACTTACATGGGCAGTTTGATTTTTGTTGGACTTTATGTGCGTTTGAACACTTAGGCTCTATTGAAAAGGGTCTGCAATTTATTGAAAATACAGGAAAATTGCTTAAACCCGGTGGAATCTCAGCTCATACGACTGAGTTTAATTACAGCAGGACAGATACTATTGATAATTGGGGAACAGTTTTGTTTACCAAAAAAGACTTTGAGTCTTTGTATGCTCGCCTCTCTGACTATCAGTTACCGCCATTAAACTTTAATGTAGGGGAAAACCCTGTAGATTCGTTTATTGATATGCCTCCGTATGCTTGGCATGAAGGTCATAACGAAAAACTAAACCATTGTCACCTAAAGCTAATGGTAGACGGCTTCCCATCTACCTGCTTTGGAGTGTCATTTCAAAAAGCGTAGTTTGTAAGTAGTGGAATCTACTAAATCAGCAATAGAATCCATCAAATTACAGAGTTGTTCATCTTCAGGAAGGTCATTACGAGCTTCTTTGATGAACTTTTGTAGGCTTTGTAGGTAAGAAACTGGTTCTTTAGGCTGGTGATATACGGTTGGGAACTTGGTAATCTTGTCGTATGCGCCCATATAGGCTTCTACATAAGCATCTACCAAAGGGACAATACCGTTATAGTATGAGCGTAGTGCTTTATGTTTGCTGTAGGAATCGGTAGACCAATGAAAGAAATGCGTATTGGTTGCGCTGTGCAACATGGTAGCTGCGAACATTGCGACATTATCGTTCATGGTTTTTCCTTAAAAAAATGCCCTATTTCTAGGGCAAAAGCCTCACGCTTTTACTCATTATCATCTAAAACTGAAATGTACACAAGACACCCACCACCTTTTTTTATTTCGCCCCGGTGGACAATAAGAATGTCAATTTGCTCATCGTTATCAAATACTCCAGCATCAGCTAAAGCATCCCATAGGGCTTTAATTCGGTTGTCTATATCTTGTTTTCTACGGTCTTTAGGGTACAAAGTAACCTGAAACTCTAGTCTTGCAGTTCCTAACTTGGGTACAGAATACTCAGCTACATAGTTCGAAACAGCTTCTTTAAAGGCTACTCCAGCTTTAGATACATACCTTCTATGACCATGAGTTCCCCAATAATGGTTAATTGATGGAGGAAGAGGAAGGTTAAGGACTAGCATTTAATAGCCTAAGTGTCTCTGTGAGTAGTGTTTCTTCAGTAATGCCATACTCCCTTTCAAATCGTTTTCTTCCCATTCCATGAATACTGGTATTTGAGCCTCGATGGTGGTAGGGGCAAAGTCCAATAACAGGGGCAGCACTTCTCTTACCAGCTCGTCTAATGTGATGGATTTCGCATGGCGTTTCTCCAAGGCAGAGATACCGACATAGTGAGCATCCCAATTCAGCAACTTTTCTGTAGTGTTCTTTTTCATTTTTAGTCATGTAATGCGTCTTGAGGAATCCAATACTGCTTTTCTCTACCTTCTTTTTTAGAATATAGCCATTCAGGATGTAATTTAGCTTCATTAACTGTATACCATCCTCGGATTTTATATGTTCCGTTTGCTCCTGTAAGTAGATAAAACTGCTTATTTTCAGGGTCATTAGGCTTTATATGCAAGCATCCATTAGGGTAGGGAGTTGTGCGTATCTCAAATTCTCCTACATCAGGAGTATTTTTAGCTCCCTTCCACCAATACAGGTTTAGGTGTTTAGCAAAGGCAGCTTCAGCTAATGCACCGCCTATCATCCTTTGCCAAAAGTCATCGACCTTTTCACCTGAAACGCTGTATGTTTCCTTATTTTGGATGTTTTGTACAGCTCTTTGGCATCCAACAAAAGCAGCCATTTGGATTTCAGAAGGACTAAGAACTATGTCAGTCATCAGCTAAATCTTGTAATTTAAGACTCATTTCTACAATGTCTGTAGCTATTTGATAAGCTAAAGCAGTTTGTCGTTTTAGCATAGCATCTTCATAATCCCTTGATAACTTGCGTAAAACGATTAAAGGTAGTGCGTAATCAGTCATGGTAGTAAGTCCTTAATTTGTATATTTCTAGCCTCTAATGCTTGTTTAAAGTTCTCTATAGCCTTTTGTTCAATCTTTTGAATAGTCTGTTGTTTAAGAAATAAGACTTCCCCTATTTCAGATTGACTAAGTTCATATTTATCTTGTAAACCACCAATATTCATTTTTCTTGTGCCTTTCTTAGTATTGCTCTAGCAAAGTTTTTAATTTCACCATTAAATTCTTCCCAAAGTGAGTATATTTCCTCATCTGTCAATGTCTTTGTGCGTAATGGGCAATTCCTACCCTGATTGCAGTTGTGATTACAGCAGTAGTCATCACGCCCTTTTTCATAACCTTTATTCCATTCTTCTCTCATTGCATTACCCTTGGACTTGATGGAGACATTGGTACAGGTGGGACTGTATAGCCTGTAGATACTCCTAAAGCTGCTCCTGTTGGCGTAACTATTTGGTTAGAATAAATAGTTAAGGTTTGAGTTACATATCCAGCGTTATTAACAACTTGAGCTTGATTTCCTCTAACCTGTACAGTTTCTTGCACATATCCTTGGGGATTAGAAACGACATAGGTCTGAGCCTCTGCCATTCCTAACCCTAACAAATAACCTACTGCAAATATCAACACTTCTTTCATCACTTACTCCTTTTAATTAAATTTATCGGCAGATTGTTACCCATTGGCAGCCACCACCACCGCATACATACTGTTGCCAGCAATTAGCTTGTTGAGCCATTGCAAAGCCAATAACAAAAAATGCTGATGCTGCTAAAAGTGCTTTTTTCATGATTTTTCCTTAAAAAGGTACATCTTCTTTAATGTCTGAAAATGATTTAGCTACTTGTGTTGTTGCAATAGCTTTATCTTCAGGTGGATTTAGGTAGGCTAAGAGACCGCCTTCCTTCATTGCGTACAAAGGCAATGTTTCTAACTTGAGCATCAATCCATGTTTGGTTTCCATGATTACGCCAATAGACTGATAGCGTTTCTTGGTTGTACCGTCTTTGTCTTGGTACTCTGATACTGCTGCTTTTACAAAATGCGTGATAGCCATTATTGATTCTCCATTAATTTAACTTCTGTAGATACTTCTTCTAAAAACTGCTTAATTTCTGCTTCCATGTACAAAATGAACTCTGCGTCTCTAGGTACATTGACAATTAAAAGCTGACTGCGTTCAGGCATCCTAGGGTCAAAAGATACAAAGTCGCACCATTTAGCCCCGGTTACAGCCATCTGAGCTTGCATCTGAATAAAGTATTTCTTGGGTGGCTCTTTAGCTTTAAAGTATTCCCAATGAGTAGCTGAGTTAGGGCATTTAATCTCTAAAAGACCGTCTTTACCTACCAATCCGTCAGGTGAGCATCCAAATCCTTGAATTGTA